TAGTCATTGTTTGGCAGACAAAAAAATAAAGCGTTATCTGGCCAGCATATCCAAACTACGTAGGTATAAGCGGCACGGTAACGTCCTGTCTGATGATTGAAAGAGGTTGCCGCTCTCGCTGCGGGATGTAAACCGACGCCGTTGCTGCGTTTCTTGTAAGGGTATGAACGTCCGCTCTGGGTCGAAAGCGGTCACTATCACATAATGGATTTGGGCATTTTCAGCCGTTCTGATCCAGCCGATTTAGGGGGCGGGTCGATAGCCGCCATCGCAGGCGGCCATCGACGCAAGGTAGCTAAGCCGTATTCGAATGGGTGAAGAGTCGGATGCAGCCAGATGTTCCGTGCGGCCGGTTGACACTGATCAAGTGGGGTGAAATCTCCGTATCAGCGTACCCGTCACCTCTTATTCAATTGCGCACACTCTTTTCGCGCAGCATCCCGCTGCTGGTCCAGGTAGAGAGCCAGATCAGCAATGTGTATGCCTCGGGCGCTCTTCTGGCTCGGTTCAAGCCGGGTGATCGGTAGCTTGATCTCTCCGGCCAGCACCTTGCGTTGGAATACAAGCGGCGTTAGGTGCGTGAAGTAGTCAGCGCATACCTGTTCGAGCGAGATAATCGCCGTGCCGTTGTACTGCGCCATCAAAAGAAAGGCTGTGTTCACGCATGGCCCTCCTGTTCCAGCGAATTCGTCTCTGCGTTGCTGGGCCGAGCGGATTGCCTACCCTCACTGAGCTGGGTTAGCACCTGCTTGCTGGCAAGGTTAAACAACTCGTCGGCGCTAACTGGCGCTATGGACTGCTCGAAGTTGCGCACGGCCTCAAACCGAGTTCGATACAGCCCGGCCTGGCCGAGCCAAGCGGCTGCGTTGGGGGTCGCGGTCGGTGCGGGATCGTCGTGCTGGCTCATGCTGCCTCCTCCGCGCTTGTGGCACCGGCAGGGGTTTCGCGCAATTGGGTGTGAATCCGTTTAGCCAGGCCTCCCAGTTGGGTGGCTTGCAAGCTCGCGCGTGATGCCTGCTGAGTTGCCTTCATTGCGATTAGCGTCCGCTCAGTCAGATTCAATGTTTCGATGGCGCTGATAAGCAGCTCGTAATCTGTTCTGGCCACTGCTAACCCGGTGTAAGACATGATCCGGGCTTCCAGCTCGCGGATGCTGCCTTTTAGTTGTGCGACAGCAAGGTGATGCCTGCGATGGTCCGCTTCGGTCTGAACTTGGGCTTTGTCCAGGTCGTCTTGAAGGCCTTTGATCTGCAATTTCAGATCGGCTTTCAGGCGCTGTTTGCCGGTGTCCAGGCCTCGGTTGAAGGCGCGATGGCGAGCTTTCGCAAACAGTAAGGGCAGAACAATCAGGGTAGCCAGCCACAGGATACCTAGGGCGAGTACTTGTTGATGCGGTTGCATGTGCTGTGCTCCGAAGTGTCCAGCACCGGCCGGAAGTGTGGTGGTGGCCTGGTGCTGAAGCGTTGCCCCTGATGGCCGGGGCCGCCTCTGTTACGCCGTCTTATTCGCTTGGGTGTCTAGGTAGTCGGCGAGTTCGTGCAGGTAGATCACGTACTGCGCTCGGGCTGAGTGATGCAGCTTTGTAGGCTTCAGCCCAATCTTTCCGGCGTTGATCAACTCCTTGAACCGGCGATCTGTCTTTATGTGCGGGAAGTAGCGCTCTCGCACGGCAGTCAGTGTCGGGCAGGGTGTTGTCCACTCATTGCGCAATTGGCGAAGCGTGTCGGTCATGGGTGCTCCCCGTGACTCACTGGGAGTCGGCCGAGCTTGGCGCGCACCGCTTCGGCAAGCGTGTGCTTACAGCTGCCGTACGCCGTCGCGCGAATCTCGCCTTGGTCGTTGGTGACAACGGTCCCAAACGGTTGCTCTTGGTCGGTGGTGGGGGTGATGAAGGCGCGTAGGCCTTCCGGGAGAACATCGCTCACGCAGTCCAGCGCTTCCATCAAGGCGATAGCGCGTTGGGTCTGTAAGCCCGACTCTGTTCGGCCATTGGCTACGTCCTGCAGGAAATCGCGCAGGGACATGTACTTAGTGGAGTCACCACGGCGCAGGGTTATCGAGCCCGTATAGGGGCCGAACCGCACTTGCAGGTGGTGATCGCGGCTGTCGTTCTCCACCTGAATGTGAGCGTCGACAGTTGTTTCGGGACGCCGTAGCGGGCAGGTGGTGTTCCCGCCATTCTCCAGCGTGCGCTCCAGCAGCATCACGCGGCGTAGATTGATAGTGAATTCGTTCATACCGCACCCCCGTTAGGGACAGCGCGGACGTTGCCCCCAGGGGAGACGATCACTTGCAGACCGGTCGAGCGTTGAAACGCTTCAACGATGGCGGGGTGGGTGCAGGTGGTGGGGTGCAAGTAGATCTTGCACCCGTTCCTGTGCTGTGCAGTTGGCATATCTGGACCTCGGTGGTGAGAGGGTAGAGGTCCAGACAATACTTAAACGAATTTATACGGTCAATACTAATTCGTATTGACCGTATGGGCGGTGTGGTCAGAAGATTTCCAGCTTGGAAACCACTACACCACAGATCGAAGCGTCTTCGGGCAGCTCAATAATTGGGTCAGGCCAAGATGGGTTCAATGGCTTGAGAAATCTGCGCTCCCCCTCCAGTACCAACTGCTTAAACGTGGCTTCCTTGCTGTCTGCGAGCTTGGCGATTACCAGAGAGCCGTTCTCATAATCCTTGTTCGGGTCGACAAAGATGATGTCGCCGTCCATGAACGAGCGCCGCTCATGTGGGTTGAACATTGATAAGCCTCGGACTCTCAGGGCGAACGTCGCGTTGCTATGAGATACAGCGCAAGGCAACCAATTTTCTACATCCTGCAGTTCGAGGACATCCTGCATTTCACACCACGTTCCCGCCTGTACCCATGAGATCAGCGGTACAAATCCGCGAATACGTGGTCCTGGTTCGATGTTGGAGTTGGGGCCGATAACTAGTTCAGGCGCTTCCCCTCCTTTCCAAAGCCACTCGCTGGTGACGCCCAAGGCTTTCGCCAGCTTTTCGACGTTCGCCTGGCGTGGGCTTGCAGAGGTGCCGGTGAGGATTCGGTGGATGGTCGGCTGCGGTACCCCTGACCGTCTTCCCAATTCCCCTTCAGACCACTGCAGTTCATGCATTCGCTGTGCTACGCGCTTTCCTATCACGGCCTATGCTCTGATTCGTTTGCGTATCGGAATTGTATTGCTCGCATCAATTCGTTTGGGTATTATCATGCCAATTCGATAACGCATCGGTGGGTGCAATGACCATTCAAGAGATGCTTCAAAAACTGACTGATCTGGGGTTTTCGCAGCGTGCGATCGCAGATCGAGTTGGCGTCACACAGCCAACGATCTATCGAGCAACCAAAGGCGCGGCCGTCCGCTATGAGATCGGCAAGGCTATTGAGCAGTTCTATGAAGAGCAAAAAAAGGTCGCTGAAAAGCAGCCTAAGTAAGGACTGCTGAGCTAGGGCCTCTCACCACAAGAATTCCTAGCTCAGCAAGCACGGCGCAGAGCGCCGTTGTACCCGCCATCCGGTTGCCTCTCACCACAAGATTCGCCGGATGACTAGAACCGCGTGAAATGCCCGCACAGCACGCAAAGCACAGCACACCGGTTGTATTCACAGGATAGGGCGTACTTACCTCTGTGACTACACCGTTAATCGAGGTTTAACGGTTTATGAGTCGTATCGACACTCTGCCGGGAGTAGGGCCGGCACTATCCCTCAAGCAGGCGCTCTACCGCGCCGGTCGCGATTACAAGGGTGGGATCACCCGCCTGGCGTTTGAGATGGGTATGGATCTCGACGCTCTCCAGAAAAAGCTTAAGCACGACGAAGAGCGCCGCTGGCTCACCCCGGACGAGCTGGAAGAGGTGCTGCAGTGGACCGCAGACCGGCGTGTCCTCGACGCTTTGGGGCGTGCGGCCGGCGTAGTTTGGTACCGACCGTGCCCGATCCCTGCAACCAACGAGCAGTTGAAAGCGGTTGGCCTTTTGCTGAAGGAAGCTGCTGAGTTCGTGAGCAGCATGCACGAAGGTGCTGCTGACAACGTGTGGGAGCTGCACGAAGTGCAGAAGCTTGAGGCGTGTGGCCTGGATGTTATCCGCCAGGTACTGGCGATTACGTCAGGTGCGCGTCAGGCTATGGAGGACCAGGTCAATGGCTGATGCAGTCGATTTCGCGAATGATCAGGTCGAGTACTTTCTCCAGCTGTCGTTGCAGCGCCTTGCGCGTCTGCCTGGCAAGCCGAGCGCACAGTTTTGCGACGACTGCGGCGAGCCGATTCCGTTGGCTCGACAGCAGACCGTCGAGGGCTGCGATACCTGCGTCGACTGCCAGGAGCTGCGGGAGCGCCGTCGATGAGTGAGCGCCCAGTAGCAACTACGGCCGGATGGGCGCGCCGTTACATCGAAACCTTTGGCCTCGCCCTGGTGCCCATTGAACCGGGCGAAAAAGGCCCAAAAGGTAAGGCTTGGAATACCCCTGAGGGCTATATCACCGATGCAAACGCTGCGGAGGCGTTCTGGTTGGAGCATCCCGATCACAACCTTGGTGTTGTGCTCGGCCCTAGTCGTGTTTGTTCGCTTGATGTGGATGATGTCGCGCTGTCCCGTATTGCTTTGCGCGACGCCTTTGGGCTGGATCTGGAGGCGCTCGCAGCTGCATACCCAACCGCTGTGGGTAACCCTGCGCGTTTCCGTGTAATGTTTCGGGTGCCGGATGAGGTTGAGCTGAGCCGGCGCTCTTTGGCGTGGCCAAACCAGGCCGACCCGGATGGTTCGATCTTGAAAGCGCTCACTGCTCAAATGGTGGCGGCGAAGGATGCTGGTGACGCGACACGCGAGGCGGCTCTTAAGATAGCGGCTGAGCCTTTTAAGAAAATCACCGTTTTCGAGTTACGTGGTGGCGCTGTGCAAGACGTTCTGCCGCCCTCCATTCACCCAGGCACCGGTCAGCCGTACACATGGCGTATACCACCATCTGCCGCCGGCCTTCCTGATCTGCCCGCCGAGCTGTTGAACATCTGGCTAAATTGGGACCAGCTCAAGCCCCAGGCGCTCGCAGTGTGCCCGTGGGCTATTAAGTCGGCTCCGGCGGTCTCTCAACCAACCCCGCGCCCTCGTCCAGCCACTGCGCCGTCAGGTAGTTCATTGCCTGAAGTCATTCCTGAGTTCAACCGAACCTACGATATCGCCACTTTGATTGAGGGGCACGGCTACAAGCGCATTGGTGGCAAGTGGCTCTGCCCTCACAGCAGCAGTGGTGACCCTGGTGTGACGATCTCGGAGGGCAAGCTGTATTCGCACCACAGCTCAGATCCGCTGGCTAACGGTCACAAGAATGATGCCTTCGATGTGTACTGCATCCTTGTGCACGACGGCAACCAACGAGAGGCAACCAAAGCGGCGGCGCGAATGTTAGGGCTGGATGCGAAGTCGAGACCGCCGGCCCCTCCGCCCATTGGAGAGCTTACCCAAGCCCCATCGGCTAATGAGCCTGTTGGCCACCTTGAGGATGGGCTGACAAGTGAGGAGGTGCACCGCCATGCAACGCCCACGACAAGCGAGCCCGGCGCGGCCGCCTTCGCGGCCAACGGGGGGGAGGGGGGAAGTACTATGGACATTGCCACCGCAATGCGCCGCTTCGCCCTAGTCGAGGGGACCACAAACGTCTGGGACATGGACAAAGCGAAGCCAATGAAGCGTGGCGGCTTCGAGGCTCTTATAGGCAAGCCGCTTGCGAAGGAGTGGATGGAGCGTACCGACAAGAAGTTGATCGCGCCCGAGCAAGCACAGGAGCTTGATCAGGCTCGGCGTCTCTCAGCCAAGAAAGGCGGTGCACTGAAGCTCGACCCCATCGAGCGATACGTGTACATCGATGGTACCAAGGACGTTTGGGACAGAGAGAAGAAACGCCGTATCGCCGAAGGCGCCGTGAAAATGGCAATGGGGGAAGAGTACAAGTGGTGGCTCAACAGCCAGGATCGCCGCGTGGTGGACGTCGACCATATCGTGTTCGATCCCACCATGACCAAGGATCCCAACATCTACATCAACACCTTCGAAGGGCTGCCTCTGGAGCCGGTGCGTGATGATGCAGCCTGCGAGAATCTGCGCTGGTTGATCTCGTTCCTCTGCAACCATGACGAGGAAGCGCTGGGCTGGCTGACGAAGTGGTTGGCGTATCCGCTCCAGAATATGGGGGCCAAGATGGATACAGCAGTGCTAATGCACTCCATCATGGAGGGATCGGGCAAGAGCCTGCTGTTTGCGGATGTTTTCGGCCAGTTGTACGGCCAGTACTCTGCGACTGTTGGGCAAACGCAGTTGGAAGGTAGCTTCAACGCCTGGCAGAGCCGCAAACTGTGGGCCGTATTCGAGGAGGTCGTCAGCCGCGACCAGCGTTACAACCAAGTGGGTAAGATCAAGCACATGATCACTGGCAAGACCGTGCGGATGGAGTCTAAGTTCATCAATGGATGGGAAGAAGCCAACCACATGAATGCGGTCTTCCTGAGCAACGAGATCATGCCTTGGCCTATCAGTGATGATGATCGTCGTATGCTGGTGATGTGGCCGTTGCAAACGCTGCCGGTAGAGCGCCAAAAGGCCATTGGCCGGGAGTTGGCCAACGGCGGTGTAGCGGCGCTTTACGGCTGGCTGCTCGCGCTCGACCTCGGCGATTTCAATCAGCGTACTCGCCCTCCGAAGACGGAGGCGAGACAACGCCTGGTCGCGCTAAGCCGAACGGCATGGCAAACTTTCCTGAGTCTCTGGCAAACTGGAGAGCTTGGACGAGGTCTTTGGGGTTGCTGCCTCGCTACAGATTTGTACGCGTTGTTCATTGAATGGTGTTCGCGTAACAAAGAGCACTCAATGAGTCAGACGAAGTTCTCACTGATGCTCAGCGCAACGGTCGAGAAGACGCGTTCGATTCCGTGGACGGACGGAAATAACCGTCGATTTGCCGCGTTCTTCTTCCCCTCTGATTCCGATGCTTCCCTACCCCCATCGTTCAATGCGGCCGAGCTGGGGCAAGCCGTTATCACCTGGCGCAGCAAGGCGAAACTTGCAGGGTGGAACGTAGATGCTTGGGAGCACGTGAAGGGGGTGGCTGCATGAAGCCAAATGCCCCTGTGTTGGGTGTGTTGGGTTTGTGTTGGGTAGGTTTGTGTAACCCAACACACGTTGAACCCCCGAATTTCAAGGCTTCCCGTACCTCTGTGTTGGGTGTGTTGGGTTTGCGCACGCGCACGCGTGCGCGGGAAATATTTCTCTCGGCGCAACGGCTCTACAAAAAAACCTATGCGAGGACAAAAAAACCCAACAAACCCAACACACTCAACACACCTATTGATAAGGCACTGAATTTATTGAGTTTTAACTGTGTTGAGTTTGTGTTGGGTTGCGGTTTTTTGTGTTGGGTTGGGGATCTTGGGAGAGCAGACTCATGAATGACGAAGCCGAGCGCCTACAAATGGTTGAGGGGCTGATGCAGCACTGGGGGGAGCAGCGGGCACTCCTCGGGCATCAGGCCGGATTGGGTAGTCAGATGGGCAGCATCATGGAGTGGAAGGGCGCAGCTCCTCGTGGCGGAGTTGCCGGGGCGAGGGTACTTATTAGTGGAGCGGGTTTGGATCATTCAGCAGCGGAGATTGATGCAGCAGTTGCGGAGTTAAACCGCCGTGACAAGCGCGGGGCAATCCTGGCGAAACTGGCCACTTACAGGTATCTGCATGGGGCAACCATCCGTGAGCAAATGCGCGAGGTCGGGCTGGCGGAGGGTGCCGACCGGACCTATCGGAACTGGATCAAGTCACTGCACCTACAGGTGCTGGCCATCCTGATGGCTCGATCTGGGCCAAACAGACGACATACCGTTCGTCGGTTCACAATGCGCCGAGTGTGCGCTGAGGATGCGTCGAAGTAGCGTCAAGACGGAGTACCGAAAATGACCTCTTTTCGGTTTTTCCGATGGCATGTAAAAAGACGCCACGATATGAAAAGTGCGCTTAGGCGCTTCCCCACAAGCACTGTGCTGTGCGACCCGCTCCGATATGTCGGCGCATTGAGAACCCTGCCAACTGGCGGGGTTTTCTTTTTCCGGCGCCGTGCTTTGCCAATGAGGCTTACATGAACAGCGAGCAACAAACGTTAGCCGAACTGCCGATCTGGATGGTGATCGTGCTGTCCTTGGTCGGCGGTGTTTCGGGAGAGATGTGGCGGGGGGATATGGCGGGCGCTCGCGGTTGGGGGCTGATTCGCCGGTTGGCGTTGCGCTCTGGTGCCTGCGTGACCTGCGGTCTTTCGACCAACATGCTGCTGTACGCCCTCGGCGTTTCGGTATGGGCGGCAGCAGCGGTTGGTTGCTTGGCTGCGATGGCTGGCGCCGATGTCGCGATCAACCTCTACATGCGCTGGGCCGCCAAGCGGCTGGGGCTGGAGCAGGCGCCGCCCCAGGCCGGCGAGCCGGGGCAATGACCCGGCCGGCAGCCCCGGCGGGGCGGGGGACCCTGGCGATATGGCCGGGGTACGGGGCAGGAAACCCGCGCGGACTAGCCACTCGGCAGGTGCGGGCGTTGGTGAATTTTGGTTCCTCCCCCCGGGCCGCCCCCTACACGGGTGCGCAGACTCGCGGTTTCCCTGCAGCTGGAGTTTTAACAGGGATGTCCGTCTTTTCAAGGACTTAGCGATGGGCAAGACAGTAACCAAGCTCGAATTAAGCGAGATCGTGGGCCGTGACGAACGCACCCTTAGCCGCTGGCAAAAAGACGGCATGCCGGTGATCGAGTTTGGCGTAGGACGCGGGAACGAGAACCAGTACGACACGCAGCTGGTGATCGATTGGCTGATACGCCAAGCGGCGCTCAACGGCAAGAAGGAATCCACCCGCGACCGCCTGGACCGAATCAGGGGCGACCGCGAAGAACTGGCGCTGGCCAAAGACCTGGGCGAGGTCGTGATCGAAGCCGACCTGGTGCAACGCTTTGAGGCGGTGATCACCGCCGCCAAGATCGAGCTGCTCAACACGCTGCCCGACGAACTGGCCGAGACGTTGTCGGCGCGGTACGGCGTGCAGATCGACGACCAGCTGATTCGCCAACCCATCGAATCGATACTTAGGAGACTGTCCGCGTATGACGAGGACGACGATCTCGCTGGGGATTCTGACGAGCCGGACGATGCGGAGGGCTCTGAAGAAGACGGCGAGTAAGGCAATGGGGCGGGTGTGCCGCAAGTGGGCACCACCGCCGCGCATGACCATCATCGAGTGGGCCGACAAGTACCGTTGGCTGGCCCCCGAGGAATCCGCCACCCCTGGCAAATACCGCTTCGACAAAACGCCACACCTGATCTGGCCAGGCGGCCCTTTGGAAGCGCTCGACGATCCGAATGTCGGTGAGATCGTCGGTCGCAAGTCGGCACAGGTGGCTTGGACGTCGGGGGTGCTGGGTAATGCCCTGGGCAAGTGGATCGACCTTGATCCCTCACCGATTCTGATCCTGTTCCCTAAGGCTGAGGCCGCCAAGCAGTACGTGGCGGAAAAGCTGGAGCCGATGATTGAGGCGACCAGGCGGTTGGGCAAGAAGGTCGATCTGCGCAGTCGCAAGCTACAGCAGCGCCAGGACTTCAAGCGCTTTCCTGGCGGCTTTCTGAAAATGGTCGGCTCAAACAGCCCGGCCAGTGTGAAGTCCACGCCGGTACCGCGCGTAGCCATCGAAGAGCCCGACGACTGCAACCTTAACCTGCGTGGCCAGGGTGACAGCATCAAGCTCGCGAAAGAGCGACTGAAAACCTTCCGGCGCTCGAAGATCATCATCGGCGGGACGCCGACCATCAAAGGGCTGTCGGCCATCGATGCAGAGCTTGAGCTGTCGGACAAGCGCGTTGGCCTGGTGCCGTGCCACGGCTGCGGTCAATCGCACGTTCTAAGCTTCGACCATCTGCACTGTGACGAAGACCCGCACTATAACCATGAGGTCTACCGCAAGCGTCGACCGGAGACGGCCTATTACGCCTGCCCGCACTGCGGCGAGATATGGGACGACCACCAGAAGAACGCCAACCTGCGGCACGGCCGCTGGGAGGCCACCGCCGAATTTCGCGGGATCGCCGGCTACATCCTCAACGAGCTGTACGCCACGTTCTACGGCTCGCGGTTCGAAGTCCTGATGGAAAAGAAGCTGCAGGCTGAGCATGCCGCCTCGATGGGCAACATCGGGCCGATGATCGCCTTCACCAACAGCTCGATGGGCGAAAGCTACGAGTACAAGAGCAACGCACCCAAGACCGACGAACTGGAGAAGCGCGCCGAACCCTACGCCGAGCTGACGGCACCGAAAGGCGTCTTGCTGGTCACGGTAGGCGTGGACGTGCAAGGCGACCGCCTGGCGCTGGTGATCATCGGATGGGGCAGGGGCGAAGAGTCGTGGCGGTTGTACTGGGGCGAGCTGCCCGGTAACCCCATCGATCCGAACGACGCCGTGTGGGGCGAGCTGGACCGCATCATCGCCACGCCGATCCCGACCGAGGGCGGCGCACAGATTGCGGTCTCGGCCGTCAGCATCGACAGCTCGGACGGCAACACCAGCGATGCGGTGTACACCTACGTGCGCGACCGTCAGCGCTTCAACATCATGGCGATCAAAGGCGCGTCGATTGACAGCCGCGACCGGGAGATCTTCACCAAACCGGCGCAGTCGACCGATACCACCCAGGACAACACCAAGGCGGCCAAATACGGCTTACGTGTTTTCATCGTCGGGACGCACAAGGCCAAGACGCTGATCGATGGCCGCATGCGGCTCAAAGGCAGCGGACCTGGGCGCATGCACTGGTACAGCGAGATCCGCGCAGACTATTACGAGCAGTTGACCAACGAAGTGCTGGCCCCGCATCCGCGCATACCCAGCCGCATGGTCTGGCAGAAGAAGGCCGGTCGGCGCAACGAGGCGCTCGACTGCGAAGTGTACGCGCTGCACGCCGCGCGCAGCCTGAAAACGCATCTGCTGCGCGATCACGAATGGGACCAGCTGGAGCAGCAACAGCTGCAGCCTACCCTTTTCAACACCGAGCAGGCGGTGGCGCCAGTTCCACGTCGCGCGGTCGCTCGCGGTCGTGGGACACGGAGCCGCGTCGGCTAATCGAGGTTCACCATGACAGAAGCAGAACAACGCCTGACGGAAGTCAGGGCGGCGATCTCGGCCGTTCTCAAGAATGGCCAGCGGCTACGCCGAGCCGACCGGGAGATCCAGCTGGCCGAGCTTAATAGCCTGCGGCTGCTGGAAAAACAGTACGCAGATCAGGTCGCGCTGGAGCAGGCCGCACGTGCGCGGCGTGGGCGCAACCGTGTCTCTTACGTGGGGCTTTGAGCATGTGGCCGTTTCGTAAACGGGAGTCCGCAGCCGAGCAACTGATGAGCGAGGCGATCCGGGTGGCAAGGGCGTCGGTCGAAGGCCAGCAGATCGTTGCTCAGGGCGGCGGTGGCGGTGTCGAAACGCGCTGGCGTGGTGCCTCGCGTGTACTGCGGAGTGTGGCCAGCTGGATACCTGGCCTGGGTAGCCCACGGCGTGACTTTAACCAAAGCGAGCGGCGCATGCTGGTCGCGCGCTCACGTGATGCGATGCGCAACCATCTGGTGGCTCGCGCTGCGATAACCCGGCTGCGTACCAACGTGGTGGGCACAGGCCTGGTCTGCCGTGCGCAGGTCGACTATGAGGCATTGGGCATCACCGAGGAGCGGGCCGAGCAGCTCAACAGCCAACTCGACCGGCTATGGTCGTTGTATGCCGACGACCCGCGCGAGTGCGATGCCGAAGCCACGCTCAACCACTACCAGTTGCAGGCCTTGGTGCTGGTGTCTTCGATGGTGGCTGGCGATGTGTTTGTGGCTAGCCCCGATCAAGAGCGCGCTGGCTGCCTGTTCAGCACGCGCTTGCAACTGATCGAATCGGATCGGGTGGGCAACCCCAACAGCGGCATGGACCGAAGGGATCTGGTCGAGGGGATTGAGTTCGATGGCCTAGGCGCTCCAGTGGCCTATCACGTCTGTACCGGTTATCCCGGTGAGCATCTGGCAGGTAACCCCCTGCGCTGGGAGCGTCTGCAAGTGTTCGGTGAGGCGACAGGCCGGCGGCGAGTGCTTCACGTCATGTCGGACAAAGAGCGGCCGGGTCAGAAGCGCGGCGCACCGTACCTGTCGCCTGTGCTGGAGCCTTTGCAGAAGCTGGAGCGCTACAGCAGCGCCGAGCTGATGGCCGCTGTGATCTCGGCGATGTTCACCGTGTTCATCAAGAAGGGCGACAACTTCCAGTCGGGCAACCTGCCGATGTCAGCGCTGGCAGAGGAGCAGCCCGGCGGTGACGACACGTCGGACGGCGAGCTGGCGCTGGGCGAGGGTGCCATCGTGGATCTCGGCGTGGGCGAAGAACCAATGGTGGCCAACCCCAGTCGGCCGAATGCGCAGTTCGATCCATTCTTCACCGCCGTCGTGAAGGAGATCGGCGCAGCGCTGGAGCTGCCCATGGAGGAGCTCCTGTTGCACTACAGCAGCAGCTACAGCGCCGCGCGTGCCGCCATGCTACAGGCATGGCGTTTCTACAGCCTGCGCCGTTGGTGGCTGGCGTGCGACTTCTGCCAGCCGAGCCGCGAGCTGATCATCGACGAAGCGGTGGCCCGTGGCCTGATCAACTTGCCCGGCTACAGCGACACCGCCAAGCGCAAAGCCTATTGCCAAGCCATCTGGATCGGTCCGGCACGCGGTGCCATCGATGAACTCAAGGAAGCCAACGCAGCCGGCAAGCGCATCGAGATCGGCGTTAGCAACGAGACGCTGGAGACGGCTGCTATGACCGGTGAGCCCTGGCAGCAGGTGATCCGGCAACGGACTCGCGAAGTCGGCTACCGGCGCGAGCACAACATCCAGGCCTTGCCCAAAGGCGGGCTGGAAGACCCGCCAGAACCCGAACCCAAAGAGAACTGATCATGCCAAGAGCACTGGAGCTGGCTGCCTCGCAGCCCTGGCTGATGCTGCCTGACGCCCTGGATAACCTGCTGACCATCTCGGATCGCATGGGTGACCCGATGGCGCTGGCCACCAAACGCGGCGAGCAACTGGAAGAGACCCGCCGCGTCACGCTGCGGGGCAACGTCGCACTGGTACCCGTCATCGGCCCCATCTTTCGCTACGCCAACCTGTTCACCGAGATCAGCGGCGCGACCAGCACCCAGGTGCTGGGCAGCGACATCCAGCGCGCGCTGGACGACCCCAAGGTCAAGTCCATCGTGCTCAACATCGACAGCCCAGGCGGTGTGGCATCGGGCATCAACGAGCTGGCCGAGCTGATCTATCAGGGCCGGTCGCGCAAACGCATCGTCGCCTACATCGGCGGCATCGGCGCGAGCGCGGCCTACTGGATCGCCTCGGCGGCCCACGAAATCGTCATCGACGAAGCGAGTCTCGCCGGCAGCATCGGCGTGGTCGTGGAAGCCGTCGTCGACGACGAGAAAGCCAGCGGCCGCACCCGGTACCAGATCGTCAGCCGCAATGCGCCCAACAAGCGGCCGGATCTCGGCACCGAAGAGGGCCGCGCCAAGCTCGGCGAAACCATCGATGCCCTGGGCGATGTCTTCGTCGGCAAAGTGGCCCGCAACCTCGATGTGGCGGCGGAGCAAGTGCCCGAAATGGGCGACCACGGCGGTATCCGCGTCGGCGCCGATGCCGTCAAGCACGGCCTGGCCCACCGGGTGGGGTCGCTGGAATCGCTAATCACCGAACTGGCCAAACCGGCCTTCAACTCAACAAGGACCAACACCATGACCACTGTTAAGACCACGGCAGATCTGCGCACGGCGCTCGCAGCGGGCACCGATCCAAACACCATTGAAATCGCCCAGGCGGAGCAGCCAGACCTCTCGGCGATCCGTACCGAGGCCGCGACCGCCGAACGTGAGCGCATCAAGGGCATTAACGCGTTGGCCAGCAAAGGCTTCGAGAAGGAAGTAGAGGCGGCCATCGAAGACGGCAGCAGCGTAGAGGCCACCGCCATGGTGATGTTCAAAGCGGCTCAGGATCGCGGCATTTCTCTCTCCGGCATCAAGGCTGATGCCCAGGGCGTGAGCAGCACCACCCCACCTGCCGGCGGCAAGGAAGGCGAGCGCAAAGCCGCCGTCAGCGCAATCGTTGCAGGCGCCTCGCGCCGTTGATAGGAGCCCGATATGTCCAACCCTGAACACAATACCTTCCTGCCAAGCCAGCTGTCGGCAGGGGATTTCCCCATCGTCATCGACTCCGGCGTGATCGCGGCCGGGCAGGTGCTCAAGCGCGGCGCTGTCCTGGGGCAGGTCACCGACAGCCGTGAATACGTGCTGTGCAAGACCGCCGCGTCAGATGGCTCGAAAACCCCGACCGCCATCCTCGATCAGGACGTCGACACCACCGACGGCGCTAAGGCCGCGCCGATCCGGCTCACCGGCCAGGTGCTCGGCAACCGGCTCACGCTTGGCGAGGGCCTGACGCTGGCCGCTGCCAAGGCCGCGCTGCGACCTCTCTGCCTCTTCATTCGTTAACGGAGCCCCCATGACCGATATCTTTGACACCCTGACCATGCTGGAAGCCGTCGAGCAGATGAGCCCGCCGCGCCGCTTCCTGCTTAACACCTTCTTCAACGGCGGCATGCCCGAGACGTTTGGCACCGAGGCGGTGACCATCGACATCACCAAAGGCCAGCGCAAGATGGCGCCCTTCGTTCATCCGACGCTGCCCGGTAGCGTCTCGCAGCGCACAGGCTTCACGTCCTCGACCTACAAGCCGCCCTACATTCAGCCAAAGCGTTCCACCCGTGCAGAGCTGATCCTGAAGCGCTCGGCCGGCGACAACCCTTTTTCCACGCGTAGCGCGCTGGAGCGGGCGGGTGAGCGGCTTGGCCGCGACCTGCTGGAGCTGGACGAAGAAATCATCCGTCGCGAGGAGTGGATGTGCGCCCAGGCGCTGACCACCGGCAAGATCCGTGTGGTGGGCGATGGCGTGGATGACACCATCGACTTTCTGATGGAGGAGACCCATAAAGTCACGCTGGCTAGCGGCCGCTGGGACACCGACGCTTCGGACCCTATCAGCAACTTGCGTCAGTGGCGGCGTCTGATTGCCAAGGATTCGGGCCGCTCCGCCAACGTCGCGGTGCTGAGCAGCGGCGCTCAGGACGCGTTCCAGAGCAACAAGAAAGTGCTGGAACAGCTCAACAGCCGCCGAGTCGATCTGGGTCTCATCAAGCCCGAAGAGTTGCCGGATGGCGTGACCTACATCGGCTACCTTAACGATCCTGGCGTCGACCTGTACGCCTACGACGAATGGTACGCGGACGACGATGGCAAGGATCAACCCGTGATCCCCGAAGGCGGTTTGATCCTCGGTTCCACCTCGACCCGTAACGCGATGCTGTACGCGGCCATTCAGGACATGGAAGCCATCGAAAGCGGCTTGGTCGAAGCAGCCCGCTTCCCGAAGAGCTGGGTAACCCAAGAACCAAGCATGCGCTGGTTGAAGCTGCAGTCGGCGCCGTTGGCCGGTCTGCTCGAGCCAAACGCTTTCCTCTTTGCAAAGGTGGTGTGACATGGCTGGCAAAGTCGAATACATCGTGGTCGATGGCTGCATTCAGGACGGCAAGCAGATCATCAAGAAGGGTGAGGTCTACACGCCGTCGAGCAAAGAGCTGACCCAGTTGCTGCTTCAGGAGGGCAAGATCGCTGGCCGTGGCCAGCTGCCCGTAGCGGCGGCCGGCGATGACGACGAGACCTGATCATGGCCTTCCGCGAGAACGTGGCGTTCATGGACTCCGCGCTTCTGGACGTGCTGGGCGATGAGGCCGAGATCGACGGATTAGCCGAGCCGGTGCCTGGATTTTTCTCGGCACCATGGTTGCAGCCCAAGCTCGGCCAGATCAACACCGGCCTGCGCGAGCCTACGTTTGCCGTGCGGATCATGCATGCGAACGATATCAAGGAAGGCATGCACCTGGTTATCAAGCTTGCGCCGGAGGATGGCGGCGGGCGGTACGTCATTGCCGCTCGCAAGCCTGACGGCGCCGGCTGGATCAACCTGACCCTTCGGGAGGTTCGATGAACGTAGGTTCTTTTCACAAGACCTCGGCCGACGCCGGCCTGCTGACGCTGCAGCTCGATCCGAAAAGTCTCGGTGGCTTTGAAGAGTTCGCCAGGCTGGTCCCCAAAGCCATCACGGCTGCTCAGCGTCGAGCCATCAACAAGACGCTGCGCTGGCTGCGCACGCATATTGCGCGTGATGTGGGCAGCCAAGAGCGTATTGCTGTCACCGCTGTGAGGCAGCGGCTCAAGGCGTACATGTCGGGTAACAACGGCCAGGGCAAGCTCTGGTTCGGTATCCGTCCGCTCGAAGCCAGCCGAGCGGGCCGCGCGCGGCAAAGCCGTACTGGTGTGTCGGTGGCAGGCCGGCGCTATCAGGGCGCGTTCTTCAAGACCGTTTACGGCGGGCGGCCTGACATCTGGATACGCACGGCCAGCAAGCACTTCGATACCAGCCTGTTTCCAGATGTCGAGGCTGCGCGCGGCGGCCATCGCTCCGGCTGGATCGCGGAAAACGGTAGTCGCTTCCCGTTGGCTAAGGCCAAGATCTCGCTGGACGACGTGCGGCCACACTTTGAGGCCTGGACTCGCAAGGCGCACGAGCGCTTGCAGGTGGTTCTGGAGCAGGAGCTGAACTTCGAGCTGCTCAAACATTTGAGGAAAACTGACAATGGATGAGGAATCGATCCCGCTGGCCGGCGTGTATGCAGCCATAGAACGGCACATCAGCGAAGCTATTCCGGGCTTGGCTTACGTCGGCACGATGCCAGAAGGCTTAGAGGTCGTGCCGCCGCCTGCAGTTGTGCTGGAGTTAGCCGGCTTTGAGGCGGCAGAGGATGACCCTGGTACTGGGGAAACGGCGGTTGACGCTCGATTCGAGGCGCGGGTGATCGTCCCGGCAGAAGAGGGCAGATGCCTGCACATAGCGGCCTTCGTCGCAGCGCAACTCGCGGTGCTGTTGCGGATGCAGTCGTGGGGACTGCCGTGCGGCCTTGCTGAGTTCATCCGCGCCGAGCGTGACTGGAGCCGTCCCGAGCTGGACAGCTTTGCCGTCTGGGTCGTTGAGTGGAGCCAAGTGCTCTATCTCGGCAAGGAAGATTGGCCTTGGCCCCGAGAGCCCGGCCCACTGGTGGTTGCGTTCGATCCCGACACCGGCCCAGGCAATGAGCATCACTACGTCGCGCCGGAGGACCTGTGAGTTACGCGAACGCGCAGCATGACCGCATGTTGTCGTGCCTGGTGATTCCTTGCAGGGTGGTGGCCGTCGACCTGGCGGCCGCCATGGTGCGTGTATCCGATGGCGGCGACTGGACAAGCGCCTGGGTTCGCTGGCATTCCCTAGCCGCCGGCAAGGCTCGCCATTGGCGTGCGCCCAGCCTGGGCGAGCAGGGCGCGCTTATCAGCCCGAGCGGTGAGCCCGCCCAGGGCACGTTTATACCCGGGCTCTACGGCAACGCCGGCGCGCAGCCAGACAACCGTGACCACGTCGAGGTGTGGCGTTTTGATGATGACGGCTCGCTGGTCTACGACTGGAAGGCAAAGAGCTACACCATCACGCTCCCGAGCGGCACAGTCACCTTAAAGGTGGCCAGCAGCGAAGTAGTGGTGACCGATAGCGCAATCACTGCCAAAGCCGGTGCCATCACCCTGACAGGCCCTGTGACGATCAACGGGACGTTGAGCGTAACGGGGGACATCTTAGGTGGTGCACGCATCATCGACACTGCCGGCAATACGCCAAACCACAAACACTGACAGCCCGCTTCTGCGGGCTTTTTTACGTCTGGAGGATTCCATGGGGACGAAGAAAGACAGCGCCGCGCCCAGTGCGCCGGCGGACCTGATCTATTGCGACAAAGCCTATTCGCAGCGCTCGCTGTTCTTGCCCAGCGGCCGCGAGCTGGTGGTGCTGCGTGCCCGCCTAGTAGTGCCGGCCGACGACGACGAGGCGCGCCAGTTTCTCGATGCGCGTGGCGACTTCGAGGCCCTGAGCCAGGAGGGATAACCCATGATCGGAATGGACCGCCGAACGGGTAAGCCGCTGTCGGGCCTGGCCCATCTGCGGCAGTCCATAGAGGACATTCTAACCTCGCCGCTGGGCTCCCGGCGCATGCGCCCGGAGTACGGCAGCACCCTGCGCCGTTACGTCGACCTGCCGGTTAACGAGGGCTGGAAAAGCGCCGTACAGGCTGAGGTGGCCCGCGCCCTGGGGCGGTGGGAACCCCGCCTGCAGCTGGAGCGGGTCAAGGTTGTGTCGGTCATCGACGGCAAAGTCATCCTGCAGTTATCCGGCAAGTACCTGGGCGACGATGTGGTACTGGAGGCAAGCGCATGACGATTGACTTAACTGCGCTGCCCGCGCCGGCAGTGCTGGAAACGCTGGATTTCGAAGAGACGTACCAAGGGGAGCTGGCCACCTTTCGGCAACTGATGGAGCAGGACGGGCAGGAATGGTCGGCGCCGCTGGAAAGCGACCCGGTCACCAAGCTGATTGAGCTGGGCAGCTATCGGCGCTTGCTCAACCGGGCGCGGGTCAACGATGCCGGCAAGGCGCTGTTGCTGGCCTACGCCACAGGCACGGACCTTGACCAGCTGGCCGCCAACGTCAACCTGCAGCGGCTGGTCGTTCAGGCCGAGGATTTGACCGCGGTACCACCGGTGCCGGCGGTGATGGAGGAAGACGACGCGCTGCGCGAGCGGGTGCAGCTGGTCTACGAGGGCTTGACCACGGCCGGGCCGCGTAACAGCTACATCCTGCACGCCCGCAACGCCTCGGGCCTGGTGGCCGACGCCACGGCCGAAAGCCCGTCGCCGGCGGTGGTGGTGATCACTGTGCTGTCGCTGGACGGCACCGGCGCGGCGTCGGCTGAATTGCTCGATACCGTGGCAGCTCAAGTGAACGACGATGACGTGCGGCCGGTTGCGGATCGGGTCATTGTGCAGAGCGCGCAGATTCTGCCGTACAAGGTCAATGCCAAGGTCTACATGGTCAGCAATGGCCCTGAGAATGAGGCGATTCTGGCCACCTGCCGCGAGCGCCTGCAGGCCTGGGTCAACCCCCGGCGGCGCCTCGGGGTGGAGGTGGCCAGGTCCGGGGTTGACGCTCAGCTGCACATCAACGGGGTTTCCCGGGTTGAGCTGACTGGGTGGGCAGATATCAAGCCCACCAAGGCGCAGGCGGCCTGGTGCAGTGGAATCAGCGTAGTGCGGGGGACGTGATGACCAGTCTACTCCCCAACAACCGCACGCCCCTGGAGCGCGCTGTAGAGGGTGCCGGGACCGAGTCAACCGAAATCACGCTGCGCACCCTCTACAACCCCGACACCTGCCCGGCCCACCTGCTGTACCAGCTGGCGTGGGCCTGGTCGGTCGACCGCTGGGATGACAACTGGTCAGAGGCGGTCAAGCGCTCGGTTATCAAGTCGTCGTTCTACATCCACAAGCACAAAGGAACCATCGGCGCGCTGCGCCGTGTGGTGGAGCCGTTCGGCTACCTGATTGAGGTGGTCGAGTGGTGGCGGATGGCCCCTGTGGGTGTGCCCGGCACCTTCGCGCTCAAGGTCGGGGTATCGGACTCGGGTATCAGCGATGACACCTACCGCGAGCTGTCGGCGTTGCTCGATGACGCCCGGCCGGTGAGCCGGCACATGGTCGGCCTGGAAATCAGCCTTGAAACCAAGGGCCGCTGCTACATCGGGGCGAGCCTGAGCGAGGGCGACATTCTGAGCGTGTACCCACCCATACAGCGCGCCATTGAAGTCATCGGCGTGATCGGGCGCGGTGGCCGTGAAACCACAATCGACACATTGGAAATTGGATATGGTTGATAAGAACACCCAGTTCTACGCGATCCTGACGAATGTCGGCGCGGCCAAGCAGGCCAACGCCGACGCCCTGGGCATCGCGTGGAAAATCACGCAAATGGGCGTGGGGGATGCCAACGGCACCGACCCGACCCCGAACGCGACACAGAAGGCGCTCATTAACGAATGGCGCCGGGCGCCGCTCAACCAGCTCAAGGTGGACGACAACGACCCGTCGATCATCGTGGCCGAGCAGGTCATCCCGGCCGATATCGGCGGCATGTGGATTCGCGAAATCGGCCTGTACGACGAAGCCGGCGACCTGGTGGCCGTGGCCAACTGCGCACCGACTTACAAGCCGGTGCTGTCGCAGGGCTCGGGCCGCACCCAGGTGCTGCGCATGAGCCTGGTGGTCAGCAACGCGGCGAACGTGCAGCTCAAGATTGACCCCAGCGTGGTCCTGGCCACCCGTGAATGGGTCACCGAGGAACTGAGCCGCCAGGACTTCAAGCACTCGGTGCTGGTGGCCACCACGGCAAACATCAGCCTGAGCGGTCAGCAGACTATCGACGGTGTGGCTGTGGCTGCAGGCGCACGCGTGCTGGTCAAGAACCAAGCAGCGGCCAAGGAAAACGGTATCTACACCGTGGTTTCGGGCGCCCCCTGGAAGCGCTCCACCGATGCCGACAGCAGCGCCAAGGTAACCCCTGGCCTGCTGGTACTGGTGGAGGCGGGTGCCGTCAACGGCGACAGTGGTTGGCAGCTGGTGACCGATGCGCCGATTGCCCTGGGCGTAACGGCGTTGTCGTTTGAAATGGCCTTTGGCCGCACGGGCGTGAACGCCGGCACGTACAAAAGCGTGCAGGTCGACAAGTACGGCCGTGTGGTTGCTGCGTCCAACCCGACCACTGCTGCGGGCTATGGCATTACCGACGTGTACACCAAGTCGGAGACTTACAGCCGGAGCGAGATTGCCAAGGCGATTACCGATTCGGTCACCAGCGCAGTGAATGGCCTGGTGGACTCAGCGCCTGGCGCCTTGGACACGCTCAAAGAGCTGGCCACCGCCATCGGCAATGATCCGAACTTCGCCACAACCATGGTCAACGAGCTGGCCAAAAAGGCGCCGCTGCTGTCGCCCAAGCTCACGGGTTCGCCAGAAACGCCAACGCCTTCGGCCAGTAGCACCGGGCTGCAGATCGCAAACATGAGCGCCCTGGCTACTGCCGTGGCCGCTGCGTCTCGCCAGTTCAAGACGGCCGTTATTGGGGTGAGCACCAACCTGACGTTGACTGCCGCGCAGATGGGCAATGCCGTGCAGTTCAACGGCGGCGCCGTAACAGTGGCCCTGCCGGCGCTGGCCGATGTGGGTAATGGCGCCTCGGTGATGCTGCGCAACCCGTCGGCCTCGGCCACGCAGAACATCGTGGTAGCGTCCTCGGGCTCCATCGTTGACGCCGGCAATACCGTCGGCTCAATGGCCTTGAAACCGTTTGAGTGGGCCGAGCTGGCGTCGTCTGGAACTGCCTGGTTTGTGGTAGGGCGCGGCAAGCTCAAAGAATCGGCTGAGATTGATTCGCCCAACTTAACGGGTACGCCGACCGCCCCTACAGCGCCGGTGGGTACCAACACTGGGCAGATCGCCACAATGGCGGCGCTGCTCCAGGGCATCATGGCGTTCGGCTTGGGCAGCGCATCAGTCCCAACTATCGCGGACTGTAATGCACCCTCTGCGACCGGCTTTTTCAAGGCCATGGGCAACGCGGACAATTCGCCATACACCAGTGCCGTGGGCACCTTGTTGCTGCTGAATATTCAGTTTTCAGCCAATACATGCCTGCAACTTGTAGGGGTGGCAACGCAAACCCAGGCCAACATGAAGTTGTTCTGGCGCTCGCAAAGCACTACCTATTGTGATTGGCGGGAGGTGGGGTCTACCTTCTCGCCTGCTTTCACTGGCACCCCCACGGCGCCGACTCCGGGACTTGGGGACAACAAGGATCGCTTGGCTACCACAGCGTTTGTCCAGGCCACGCTTAGCGCATCTGGCTTCGGTGCATCTGCAGTCGCTGCGAATAACTTGGATTTCAACGAGGCGCCGCTGAACTCCTTTGTAAAGTCAGAGGGTACAGAGGCAGAATCCAGCAAGTACAACCGGCCGCTGCTGGGCGTTACAGGTACAACACCGGTGGCGTTTACGCTGATTACCGTCGGTGTGCCTGGGGCCTCTCGCGTCTCGCAGATTGCTACGCAGATTTTCCCGGCCCTAGGTAGTCGCGGGCGCGTGTTCTCGCGGGTGCTCCATGACTCGACGTGGTACCCATGGGACGAGCTGACAAGAACCGAATCGCCTGTGCTCCTGGGGACCCCTACGGCGCCTACTGCGGCGGCAGATACCAACAGCAAGCAGCTGGCGACAACCGAGTTTGTCATGGGCCAGTCGGCCAGTGCGACACCGCAGGCCTTGGGCAATCCCGCTGTAGGTAATAGCAAACGCTTCGCACGCGAGAACCATGTGCATGCCATGCCCACGCTGGACGCGTTATCAAACGTAACCATCGTTTCCAATGCCACAGGGGAGATTTTGCGCTGGAACGGCACCAACTGGGTCAACAACACCTTGGCAGAGGCTGGAATTGCCCCGGTGAAGTCTCCAGCATTGGAAGGTAAACCCACGGCACCGACGCCGGCTATCGTAGACAACTCCAGCAGCATCGCGACTACTGAATTTGTCCAGGCTATGTTCAGTGCGTCCGGCCTGGGCGGGGCTGCAATTTCAGGCGATACCCTGGACTTCAACGCGGCGCCGCTTAACTCGTTCGTAAAGGCGGAGGGAACCGAGGCCACATCATCGACCTACAACCGCCCGCTGTTAGGGGTGGCGGGTAGCACGGCCGTTGCGTTCAACTTGCTGACGACGGGCGTGCCAGGCGCGTTCCGTGTAACGCAAATCGCTGCTGAGGTGTTCTCGGTGGGTGGGGTTCGTGGTCGCATGTTCTCCCGTGTGCGTCATGACTCGGTGTGGTCGTCGTGGCAGGAGTTCGCCACGCTGAACAGTCCGAGCTTTACCGGCCAACCAACAGCGCCGACACCACGGTCTAACGACGCATCGAAGCTGCTGGCCACGACCGAGTTTGTCGAGCAATCCAAGCGCAACTTTTCGGGGCCTGTACTGGGGCTCAGCTCCAATATGACCCTGACCGCCGCTCAATCCGGCCGGTTGTATCAGGCCAACGTTAAAAACCTGTTGGTAACGATTCCGGCTCCGGGTGATGCACCATCGGGTTCAACCTTCGCGTTTCGTAACCCAACCTCGGGCACGCTCTCGATCACCGCAGCCAGCGGCGGCATTGCTGCCAACGTTTCGCTGGCTACGCTGGTGTTGCAGACCAACGAATGCGTAGAACTGGTGAATAACACCAGCACCGATTGGTTCGTTTCCAGCCGAAGTAAAACGATTGAAGCGGCAACAGTCGACGCGATGAATGCTGCCGTAGCGGCGGCAGCGCCGCCTGGCCAGGTCGCGCATTTTGCGCTCACCAGCGCGCCGACAGGGTGGCTGCCGCGTAACGGCGCGGCCTACTCGCGCGCCACCTATGCCGCGCTGTTTGCGGCTATCGGGACGAAGTTTGGCTCCGGTGACGGATCTACCACGTTCAACGTGCCGGATGACCGGGAGTTGATCGACCGGGCATGGACTGATGGCCTAAACGCCGCTGACGCGGGCCGGGCGCTGTTCTCTACCCAGGCCGGGCAAATCGAGTCACACAATCACACCGGGTACACCAACAGTGCCGGCGCCCACTCACACACCATGCAGTTCATTCGGGAGCGCATCAGCTCGGGGTTTGTTCCCGAGGGCGGAAACGCCGTGTTTGGCGATCAAGAGAGCGACGGTGTGCAAACGCTTACATCTTCTACAGGTGGCGTCCATAACCACACCCTGAACATTGGCAACACTGGCGGAACTGAAACCCGCATGGCCAACCGGGCCTACCTGGCCTGCATCAAGTATTGAGGTATTCATGAGCGAAGAAGTCACCGACCTGCAGGAACTGCCCTTACTGCAGGAAATGCCAGAGCCCTTCGAGCTGCTGCCCTGGTGGCAGTTGCCTGGCGTTGAAGCGCCGAAGGTGTGTTGCGTGCATCGCGGCACCGGGGAATTCCTGGGCATCGGGGAAGCTACCCCGAGCCCGCTGGAGCCTGACGTGTGGGCATTGCCGGCGCACAGCTTCCAAATCCAGCCCCCTGCAGTAGAGCCTGGCTTTGCTGCCCTGCTGAACCGTGAGGCTGATGGCTGGGTGCTGGTGGCCGACCATCGCGGCGCGACGGCGTACAGCACCGAAACAGGCGAGCCCCGCCAGTGGCAAGCCCTGGGCGACCTTCCCGAGGGCTACACCCTGCAGGCGCCGGCTACCGAGTTCGACACCTGGGAGGATGAAAAGTGGGTGCCGGACGAAGCGGCCATCGCTGAGGCGGCGCGCCGTGTGGCCTACCGCAAGCAGCAGCTGGCCAATCAGTACGCCACCGGGCGCATCAGCACGCTGCAGGACGCGGTTGACCTGGACATGGCCAGCCAGGCCGAAACCGACGCGCTCAAAGCGTGGAAGGTGTACCGCGTCAAGCTGGGGCGCCTGGATATCACCAGCAGCGCCCCGGCCGATGACGACTGGCCGAGTAGCCCCAACGACGAAGCGCTGGCCGCCTGGCTGGCCTCGCAAACCGAATAGACGCCCCGCACTGACGGGGCGTTTTCATTTCCGCAGTACCACAAGCCCTGCACGCGGGGTTTTCTCACATCTGGAGATTGGTTTTATGAGTGGTTTTTTTCACGGCGTTACCGTAACGAACGTCGACGCCGGCGCACGCAGCCTTGCCCTGCCGTCGTCCTCCATCATCGGCCTGGTCGACACCTTCACCCCTGGTGCCGGCGCTACCGCCAAGGCAAACGACCTGGTGCTTATCACCAGCGAGCGCGAAGCAGTCGCGGCTTTCGGTACCGACGCGGCAATCACCAAAGCCTGTCAGGCCATCTTTACCCGCGCCAAGGCTGCGATTGTCGCCTGCGGCGTGGCCAAGCTGACCGATCCCGCCGAGCAAACATCGGCCATCATCGGCGGCGTGCTGGCCAACGGTACCCGTACCGGCCTGCAGGCGCTGCGCGATGGTAAAAGCCGCTTCAATGCCCAGCCCCGCTTGCTGATCGCGCCCAAGCACAGCGCGACCCAGGCCGTAGGCACCGCCCTGGTGGCCCTGGCGGACAAGCTGCGCGGCCTCGCAATCATCGACGGTCCCGGTACCACCGACGAAGCGGCCATCGCTTACGCCGCCGGGTTTGGTGCCAAGCGCGCGTTCATGGCCGACCCCGGCGTGCGGTATTGGGACACCACCAAAAACGGCACGGTCGACGCCCCGGGTTCGGCCTGGGTGGCTGGCCTGTTCGCCTGGACCGACAGCGAATACGGCTTCTGGGCCTCGCCGTCGAACAAAGAGCTCGTTGGCATCACCGGTACCACCCGCCCTATCGAGTTCCTCGACGGTGACGAGACGTGCCGGGCCAACCTGCTCAACAACGCGAAGATCGCGACGATCATCCGCGAGGACGGTTTCCGCTTGTGGGGCAACCGCACGCTGTCGAGCGATCCGAAGTGGGCCTTTGTCACCCGGGTGCGCACCATGGATATCGTCATGGACGCGATCCTCTACGGCCACAAATGGGCGGTTGACCGCTCGATCACGGCCACCTACGTCAAGGACGTGACCGAAGGCCTGCAGAACTTCATGCGCGACCTGAAAGCCCAGGGCGCAATCATCAACTTTGAAGTGTACGCCGACACCGAGCTGAACACGGCCAGCCAGCTGGAGCAGGGCAAGGTGTACTGGAACATCCGCTTTACCGACGTGCCACCGGCTGAAAACCCCAATTTCCGCGTTGAAGTCACCAACCAGTGGCTGACCGAAGTCCTCGACACCGCCGCTTAAGGAGCGCACCACCATGGCAATGATTCCCGAAACCCTGGCCAACCTGAACCTGTTCGTGGACGGCATCAGCTTCCAGGGCGATGTACCCAGCCTGACCCTGCCCAAGCTCACGCTCAAGATGGAAGAACACCGCCCCGGCGGTATGGATATGCCCGTTGAGCTGGACATGGGCATGGAGAAACAGGAAGCGAACTTCACCACCACCGGCGTGCGCCGCGAGGCGTTGAAGTTCTACGGCCTGGCTGACGGTACTGCTTTCAACGGCACGTTCCGTGGCGCCTTCAAGGGCCTGAAAGGCGCGATCAAACCGGTGGCGGTGACCCTGCGCGGCTCGCTCAAAGAGATTGATATGGGCGACTGGAAGCCGGGCGACAAGGCCGAAATCAAGCACGCCGTAGCGCTGACTTACTACAAGCTCGAAGTAGACGGCCGCACCGTGTACGAAATCGACGCCCTGGGCATGCGCCGCGTCATCGACGGCGTCGACCAGCTGGCCGCGCAACGCCAGGCCCTGGGCCTGTAACCCCCTCATAACTTCAAGGAAACCACATCATGACCAAGCCACTGCCAAAATACTTGGCCCTGACCGACGCCGGCATCACCGTGCGCCTGAGCCGTCCCACTGAAATGAACGGTGTACAAACCGATTCCATCCACCTGCGTGCACCGACTGTGCGTGACGTGCGTGCGGCGTCGACCACGGCCGTCGGCGACGAAGAGCAAGCCGAATTGAACCTGTTTGCCAGCCTGGCGGAAGTCGGCTCCAAGGATTTGGAAGGGCTGGCACTCAAGGACTACACCCGTCTGCAGACGGGTTACTTTCGTCTGGTGCAAGACGACGAGGTTTAACCCCTCGGTGCAAAAGGGGCTGGCCAAGCGGCTGGCCACTGAGCTGGGTTTTTCGTCAGCTGAAATCATGACCATGCCGTGGTCCGACATGGTCTGGTGGCTCACGGACTGAGCCGCTAAGGGGGTTACCGATGGCAAGCAAACTGGCGCTATCGCTGGTGATTGGCGGCGCTGTCGCGTCGTCGGTCGGGGCCGCTTTCCGCACGGTTGAAAGCGGAATCGACAAGCTCAAGAAAAAGGGCGACAAGGCCAAGGTGCTGCAGAGCACCATTGGCGAAACCATGAAGCTGCAGGCGGAGTGGAAGAAAGCCCACGACACCGGCGCGGCCAGTGCTGACAAGCTGCTGCGCAAGCTCAACGGCAACCTTGATGCCCTGCGCAAGCAAGGCGTGGAGGTGGGCCGCCTGGGTCGGGAGTATCAACGTCTGGGCCGGGATGCCAAAGCCGCCGACCTGCAGGTGAAGGGGCACGAGCGAATCGCCGCCGGCCGGGCTTCGCTCAAGTCCACGGTGGGTGCTGCAGCAGTGGGCATTGGCCTGACGGCCGTGCCCACCAAAATCAGCGCGGACTATCAGTCGATCATTCGCGACATTGCGATCAAGGCGGACGCTGCCAACAAGCCCGAAGAGGTGCAGCTGAGTCGGTCCGTTATCCAGACCTCGAACGCTACCGGGATGGGCCGCAATGACGTGGCCGACCTGATTAACCAACTGGTCGGCGCCGGCATGGAGCTGGACAAGGCCATGGCCTACTCCAAGACGGCGGCGGCGTTCGCGGTCGGGCAGGGGGCTTCTGGCGTCGACACGGCCAGCATGATTATGGCGCTGCAGCAGAACGCCAAGATCACCGACCCGAAGGTTATGCAGCAGGCCCTGGAGGCCATCGCCTATCAGGGCCAGGCGGGAAGCTTCGAAGCCAGCGACATGGCCAAGTGGTTCCCGCAGCTGCTGGCTGGAATGGAAAAGAACGGCATCACAGGCCTGGACGCTGTGTCGTCGCTGGGCTCGATGCTGCAGGTGCAGATGAAGACTGCCGGCAGCTCTGACGAAGCGGCCAACAACTTCAAGAACTGGATGGAGAAGATCGGCGCCGGTGACGTGGTCAAGGCGTACAAAGATGCCGGCATCGACTATCAGGCCTCGCTGAACACCGGCCTGCAGAAGGGCATGAACGTCATTGAGGCGTCCATGGGCCTGGCCATGCAGTACGTGGAGGCGACCGACCCGGCCAAGGCCAAAAAGATCAAGGATGCGCAATCCAAGATCGATAAGCAGGCCGACCCGGAAAAGGCCAAAGCGGCGCTGGAAGCCCTGGAAAAGACCCTGCGTACCGGCGACTTGTTTGCCGACATGCAGGTTAAGGCGGCGCTGACCGCTTATGGTCAGAACCGTGGGCTCTACAACGAGCTGAAAGCCGATTCCATGAAGGCAACCGGCATCCTCGACAAGAACCTGGCGGAGCGGCGCGAAACGTCGGCACAGCGTTGGTCTGAGCTTGTGCAGTCCACTGATGACGCCATGCGCAGCATCGGTGATGCCATCCGGCCGGCGACCGATGCGTTTGCTACCGGCGCAACAACCGTTGCCCGCTGGATTACCAAGCTGTCGGACGATGTGCCCCAGTTGGCCATGGGGCTGACAGGCCTGGCTGCGGCCGTTGGTGCGGTCATGACGGCCCGTAGCGCGGCCAAGATCGGCCGCGGTGCATTCAACGTGGCCATGGGCCGGGCATGGGGCTACAGGCGCCCAGGCAAGGAATCTGGCCAGCCGGGCGAGGCTGTAGCCCCGAAGGCCCGTAACCGGGTGGTGGATGCGGGCCTGGGTGCCTTGGGCAAGGTGCTGGGAGTGCCGGCCAGCAATGACCCTGGCCAGGCGCCCAGCAACGAGCCGCAGCGCGTGTTTGTGGTCAATGCTGATGCCTTTGGCAGGTACGGGCCTGGCGCGCCTAATACAGGCCCTGGAGGGCCGAAGCGAGCACACCGCGTGCGCCGGCGTCGGCCGGTCGCTCAGCTGGGTGCCGCGCGCAGCCCGCTCAGTGCTCCACCCACGCCCGTGCCGGCGGCAGTCAAGGCGCCGGTACGGCTGACACCTGTGGTTGCGCCGGCAGCGAAAGTGGCGGCGCCGGCGCCGGTACCGGCTGCAGCAAAGGCGCCGGTTAGGCTGACCCCTGTGGTTACGCCGGCGGCGAAAGTGACGGCACCGGTACCGACGGCAGCTGCAGCACCGGCGCCGATGCCCCGGCGTCCACAACCGGCCCTGCCAGCGGTGGGCGTATCGGCACTGGCCCCCAGGGCGCCTGTTACCCCTGAGCTGAGCCGGCTGGGGCAAATGGTGCATGGCGTTCGCGGGATGACCCGAGCGGCCGGCAGGTTGCCCGGTGGCCAGCTCGCTGATGCTATCCCCGGGGTGCTGGATATCGCGCTGAATGCGCAAACCCGGGACGAAAAGGCCGAGGGGTATGGCGGCCTGGCGGGCGGCATGGCGGGGGCCTGGGCAGGTGGTGCCGCCGGCGCTGCCATCGGCTCGGTGGTGCCAATCATTGGTACCGCCATCGGGGGTGCCATTGGCATGGCCCTGGGCGGGCTTGGTGGCGATGCCCTGGGCGGTTGGCTGGGCCGTACCTGGTTCGGTGAGGACAAGCCGCAGCAGGAGCAGGCGCAGGCTGATGGCCAGGCCGGCGCGGAATCGCAACCGGCTGCGCCTGCAGCACCTGCAGCACCTGTGGCGGTTATGCCGGCGCCGGTGATCGAGGCGCCCAAGCCCCTGCAGCCGACCCTGCAGCCCCCTGTGGTGCTGCAGCCTGAGCCGGTGACGAAGGCGCAGGCCCCGGTGGCCACTGTGCCGGCGCCCATCGCCAAGCCGCCGGCGCCGGTTGCCCAGGGTGTGACGCCGCCGTCGGCGCCGGTGACGGTACAACCGCCGGTCGTTACCGTAACGGCGCCTGGCTCGCAGCAGCCGGTGCCCGTGGTGAAGGTTGAGGCGGGTTCGCCCACGGGCCTGGCCAGGCCCAAGCAGGAGCCGGTACCGGCCGCCCAGGACACGCCCAAACCTGCAGATCGGGAGCGCCCCGGGTTCGCGCGCGGGCTGCGCCGTCATGCGGTGGAGCGTGCCGACTCTATGGGCGACGTGGTGCGGTCGCTGGTTGAGGTGACTGCGCCCAGTGCTGCAGCGACGGCGCCGGTACCGCCCAAGCCGGCCGAGCGCACCAAGGCCGAGCCACCCAAGGTTGAACAGACCTTTTCAATCGCACTGAGCATGCCGGTCACCGTTCAAGGGGATGTGAAAGACCCCTATCAGGTTGTGGCCGGTCTAGAAGCACCGCTGCGCGGCTTGTTTGACCGCCTGCAGCGTGAGTTCGCGGGTAACCGGTTCAGTGCTCAGCTCTACGACGAGGCGCATGTCTAAGGGGGTGCCATGGCTTACATGGACTTGATGAAATCAACGCTATCGTCCCTGGTGGCGGCCGGTGAGGCCGGCCGTACCAGTATCGATGGCATGCTGGGACCGCTTAATGGCGCCGTCAGTGACATGACCGGCGCCGCATCGGAGCTGGAAAGCCTGCCGATCATCGGGCCGGCGATTGGGGCCAAGCTGCAACGCACCATGCGCGCGATCAATGCGGCGCAGTCCACCGTGGGCATGGTCGCGTCGAAGTACAGCCAGGTCACCACCGCTGCCACCCAGGTGCGCGACCGCCTGGGCTCACTGGGCGAGCAGGCCAGCAAGGCGGGGTCGGCCATCAACCGCATGGCCGGCAAGGTCAGCCCGTCATTGGCGGGCATTGTGCCAAGCAGTGCGTTTGCTCCAAGCGCTACACCTGCAGCAGCAGCGGTAACGCCGTTCCCCCACCTGCTGACCCTGCAGCCACTCAAGGCAGGATCACAGCCCTTTTACTTCAACCTCAACACTGCAGCGTTTGACGAGCTGCAGCGCCGTACCGCGTACCGCTGGGCCGCTCAGGAGCGTTTGACACGCGACATGGCCCAGCAGGCCGTGGGGCCTGGCGAAGACACGCTGACGATCAAAGGGGCCGTTTTCCCGTTGTTCCGAGGCGGTATCAGCCAGTTGGATACGCTGCGCACCATCGGCCGCCTGTTGCTGCCCGTGAGCCTGACCACCGGCTACGGCGCTGTGCTGGGCAACTGGTGCCTGCGCAAGGTCGAAGAGGATCAATCGGCATTGCTTGCCGGCGGTATCCCGCGCAAACAAGCCTTTACCCTGGAGTTCACCAAGTATGGCGACGACCTGCAGAACGTCTGACGGGGACGTGCTCGATACGCTTTGCCAGGCCTACTACGGCCATTTGATGGGCGCCGTGGAAGCGGTCATGGAAGCCAACCAAGGCCTTGCCGAGGAACCGCAGCCGTTCCGCGCCGGCGTGCTGATTCACTTCCCCGATCTGCCTGCAGCTGAGGCTGAGGCCGAGCACGTCACCCTGTGGGACTGACCCCGCGTTACGCGTAACGAACCCCGCCCTGTGCGGGGTTTTTACTTTCTGGAGCCACCATGAAACCCACGTTCCGCATCGTCGCTGACGGCCGGGATATCACCCTGCTGATTAACGACCGCCTGCTGTTGCTGCGCACCCTGGACAAACCCGGGATGGACTCGGACGAATTCGAACTGCACATTGATGACCGCGACCAAGCCGTCACGCTGCCCAAGCGCGGCGTCTTGATCGAGGCCTTTTTGGGCTATGAGGGCAAGCCGCTTGCGCGCCTGGGCAGTTACCGGGTGGATGAAATCGAGGTGACTGGCCCGCCGGACACCATCACCCTGCGCGGCAAGGCCAGCGACATGCGCGGCAGCGGCAAAACCACCCGTAGCGGTAGCTGGGAGAACGTGCCGCTCGCGCAGATCGTCAGTGACCTGGCTGCGCGCAACGGGTGGAAACCTGGCTGCACCGTGCAGACCAAGGTGGCCCGCGTCGACCAGCGCAACGAGTCCGATTTTAACTTCATCACCCGCCTGGCCAGGCAGTACGACTGCACGGCCAAGGTGGGTGACGGGCAGCTGCTGGTCATGCCGCGACAGGGTGGCAGCACCCCCGGGGGCAAGGCCTTTGGTGCGGTCACCATCCAGCGCAGTGATGTGAACCGCTACAGCTTCCGCCTGGGCGACCGCACCACGCAGAAGGCCGTGAAGACGCAGCACCAGGACAAGAAGACCGGCGTGCTCAAGGTCGTGGAGCTGGGCAACGACGAAGCGCCCGAAGGCCTGCCCGCCGTGCACACCGACCGCCATATCTACCCCGACAAGGGCGCTGCCGAGCAGGCGGCCAAGGCCCGCTTGGCTGCGTTCAACCGCAGTACCGCCGGCGTGCGTCTGGAAATGCTCGGGCGCACCGACCTGTTTGCCGAACGCTCAATCAACGCCCAGGGCTTTAAAAACGGGCTCGACGGCGAGTACCTGGTGGACAGCGTGGAGCAGGTGTTTATGCCCTCGGGCTGGTCGACCACGGTCGAGTGCAACGGCGGCAAGCAGGGCAAGGCGAAAGCCAAGGGCAAGAAAAAGAAACAGACCAAGCCGCTGCGCATCGTGGACGTATCTGCGGCGTAGCCCATCAACCATTGGAGATAAGCGATGCCAATCAACGAGAAGCAGTTGTTACAGATCCTCCCGAACGCCGGCCGCAAAGCCGGCGTTTTTGTTCCCGGCCTCAACGCCACCATGGGCAAGTACGCCATCGTTACGCGCCTGCGCATGGCTGCATTCCTGGCTCAGATCGGCCATGAGTCGGGCCAGCTGCAGTACGTCCGCGAACTTGGCAATGACAAGTACCTGGCCAAGTACGACACCGGTCGCCTGGCTCAGCGCCTTGGCAATACGCCTGAGGCGGATGGGGATGGCCAGCTATATCGCGGCCGAGGGCTGATTCAAGTGACTGGCCGCTCCAACTATGAAGCCTGTAGCGAAGCCCTGTTCGGAGATAGCCGATTGCTGAATACGCCAGAGCTGCTTGAGCACCCGGTCTACGCATCCATGTCGGCAGGCTGGTTCTGGCAGAAGGAGGGCCTGAACAGCCTGGCAGACAAGGGTGACCTCCTGGCAATCACCAAGCGAATCAACGGCGGCACCAATGGCCTGGAGGATCGGAAGGCCATCTACACACGAGCGCTTGAGGTGCTGCAGTGAACGGGTGGGTCTCCCGCCTATTGGCTGTCGCGGCGCTGCTACTCGCCTGTGCGGTCGGAGCCCGGGCAGCTTGGGTTTGGCAGGCTAACGCATATAACGCGCAGCTCGCTAACCAGGCCGACGACTACGGCAAGCAGCTGGCAGAGAAGGATCGTATCAACGGTCTTGAGCGGGAGAGAGCGGCTGCTGCCGCGCTCGATCACCTAGCTGAACAACAGCAAGCCCGCAGCGCCCTGGAGGCCCGCCTGCAGGCCCAGGCACAAAATCACTGGAAGGAGATGGAAGATGCGCAACAAACTCAAGCTCGCCTGCGTGACCGGCTTGCTACCACTGATCTGCGGCTGTCAGTCCTCGTCGACTCAGGAGCCGTTGCCCGCTCGGGTTGTGACGGTCGGGTGCGAGAAGCCGCCGTCACCGGAGGCGTGGTACCTAGCGCCGTACGCGCCCAACTTGACCCAGCGCATGCTCAACGAATTATCGCCATCACCGATGAAGGCGACCGTGGACTGATCGCCTTGCAGGCCTGCCAGGCCTACGTCCGCGAAATCACCAAGCAGTAAAAGAGGCGAGCCGGGAAGGATGCGTCAACATCCAGCCCGGCCCACCGAACCCGCAGACCCTTCCTGCAAGTCCAGCCGTGGCCTCTGCCTTGTGCACAAAGCGCGGCGAGCCTAACACCTGTTTATTCATACAGTAAAGACTTGCATACCTATGATCTCTCCAATCATCCCCTGGATGGGTGGCAAACGCCGCCTGGCCGACCGCTTGATCCCCCTCTTTCCCCCTCATGAATGCTATGTCGAAGTCTTCGCCGGCGGTGCCGCGTTGTTCTTCATGCGTCCCCAGCCCGCCCCGGTGGAGGTGCTGAACGATCTCAACGGTGACTTGGTCACCCTCTACCGCGTTGTGCAGAACCACCTGGAAGAGTTCGTGCGCCAGTTCAAATGGGCGCTCAGCTCCCGGCAGATCTTCGAGTGGCAGAAGATGACACGCCCCGAGACCCTCACCGATATCCAGCGCGCCGCCAGATTCTTCTATCTGCAGCAGCACGCCTTCGGCGGTAAGGTCACCGGGCAAACGTTCGGTACCGCGACCACCGGACCGGCCATCAACTTGTTGCGCATCGAGGAGAACCTGTCGGCCGCGTGGCAGCGCCTTGCCGGTACCTATGTCGAGAATTTGTCCTGGCTCGACTGTGCCGAGCGCTACGACCGGGCGCACACGTTCTTCTACATGGATCCGCCGTATTGGCAGACCGCTGGTTATGGCCTGGATTTCCCGTTCGAGGAGTACGAGCGCGTGGCTGACTTCATGCGCCGCTGCAAGGGCAAGGTCATGGTCAGCATCAATGACCACCCGGACATCCGGCGCGCCTTTGACGGCTTCCACTTCGAATGCTTGGATATCCGGTACAGCAACACAAACCGGCGCCAAGGCAAGGCGGAGGTGACCGGCGAGTTGGTGATCATGAACTGGCAGCCATCATCATTGGGCTCTTTGTTTTAAAATCACTTATATCTAGAAAAGTGTGTGATCTCGGTTCTGGCTGATCGCTCTTGGCTGACTACCAGAATGTATGAATTTGGTAGTCGGCTAGAGTGAGTCGAAGGGTTCGTATCTTAATCATCATGTACTCTAGATCATCCCGTTTTCCTTCTGCAATCTTTGGATATAGCAATTCAATGCCTTTGTAAAAGCGGGGAGTGTATCATTTGCGAAATTCCAGTCGAATGTTAATAAGGCGCTGCTCCAGCCTACTCCGTAAATGATTCCGTCTTCACCCTTTTTTGTATTTCCATGAGTTACTATGAAGCTTTCTTGGTCAAAATGAGCGCCATGCTTATCGCGGTACGCTCTGGCTTGTTCTATAAACTTTATAAAATCACTTTTAGTGTCGCCAGAAAATGCTTCTGAAATTATTTCACAGATGATTGGCTCCCTAAATGCCTTGCTATTCTTGGCTATTTCTCCTATCTTTCCGTATCCATCATTGAAGATGGTGCAAAACTTAATGATTATCTCTTCGGTCAAGAGTTCATCAATGAGCTGGATGTCATGAATGTCAGGAAACACCTGCCCATGTATTTTCTCAAAATTGTCTAAGTCTTCTCCTTCCAGTCTAAGTCCAGTTTCTAATCTTCTGCGCTCGGCGTCATATAGGTCGGTAATCTGTAGCGGCTTGCCAGTATTGCAGAACCGGTCAACTCGTTTCATGAGCGCCAGAAGCTCAACAACCCTATCAAGGGCCACTTTCCACAAATACAGTCTGCCAAGTGTTTCTTTCACTGTTAGCATTTTTCAAGCTCCCTATTGATGACGAACAATAATACACGTTAAAGAGCTGCGCACGATCGAATTAGACTTAATTCGTGTTGTGACCTATGGTGTGGGGCCTATAGAGATATCTGCCCAACTTCCTATATGGTCATTATTATTCTTGCGCCCTCTTAAATTATGCGCACTCTGCTCACTCGTAGAGTATGCTCCGAAGTAGGTTGTCAATGCAGGTTAGGCTAGCTAGCATCTTGCTTCCGAGATTGCCCTATCGCATAGCCCATGTAAGTTGTGGCAAATGGTATGACCCATTTCCAATATTCCGAAATTTCGGTGAATTCACGCTTGCTGGAAAATAATAATATGACTCCTGCTATTACAAGCATGAATATTATAATGAAGACTAAGAATGTCGCTGAAAATAAGTGGGATAGCAGCTTTTCTCGAAATTCTTTCTTGAGTTTAGCCGTTTCCAAACCCAGCTCGCTTGCGCTGATGCGTTTCGGTGTGTGAATAAAGGAGCTTTTGCCCTCAGCCTCAGTCATGCTCGCTCCCCAAGAAGAAAGTATAATGAACTCTGAATGAAATGTAGTCGCCAAAAATTGTAATCCGGGCTTGAACATATAGGGTCCGCCCGTTGTATAGTCCGACCTCAATAGGCTCTATAGAGCCAAAACTCGGAATTGATTTAGGGTTTGTATGAAGTATTGTAAGGGTGTTTCCTGAGGGATCTATATCTATAGAGGGGTCGTCGCCGGGAGATTTTTTTACGGCTATTCGTAAAGTCATTTCAGGCGTAAGTTCAAATTCGACTGGATTGAGTTTTTTCGAGTGTACTGATCCAGTTTCAAGTATTTCCCAGTCCCCAGATGTAATTTTTATGTTTTGCATGCTTTCTCCGTGTGATTTTTTTGGTAGTAGGTGTTGCTTCAAATGATATTACGGCTTGATTTGCTCTGCCGATTGGTTCTTGGAATAACTACTATACATGACCAGGATTCGGTGCTGCGATGCACAGAATGCTGGAGGCTGATTCTACCTGAGGTCAGTATGGTGGCCCAGCAGTCGCAGGCTCAATGAAAAGTGAGGGGTGCATCTGGCTGGGGCTGGAATCATAAGAAAGTGTGGCTAATGGGAGGATGGGTCGTAGACACTTGGTACAAAATTGGTACGAGAAAAGTCGGCAGCTGCGGAGGCTGCTTATCCCATGGTTTTTAGAGAAGCTATGCCTAATCCATCATCGGAGCCGATCCCGGGTGGATTCTGTCAGCGGTGGGCTTGAAATCACCACTAGCTGGGAGATCGCTCACTTCCGTAGGCGCTCTACCCCGGATGAGATCGCCTCAGCATGGATGTCTAGCGTCGCTAACGCAGCCATGATGTTTTCATGTATGTGGACTGAGCCGCGATGGCTCACCCATAGTGAGAGTTCCTCCAGAGCTGCTCTGATGGCGACCTGGTTCAGATGCAACAGCTCAAGGGTGTCAGCTGTGGTTGAGGCTTGGTCATCCATGCGCATGCTCCAGATACGAGATTTTTTAGGGCAAAAATAGGGCAAATTCTAGGGCGCTTTAGGCCTAGGTGGGCCACCAGGTGACGACAGATTAGCCGTCTTTTCTGGCCTATGGCGAGCTATTGAGAGCGACGGGCGGGTTCAAATCCCTATCCCTGGTCTGGCAAGATCAGAGCAAAGGCAGCTCGGCCTTGGTGGAGGGCTCCGGGCTATCCAAGGGGCAATAATGGGGCAATCCATGCGCCATTCGATGTCAATCTATGTCCCCGCATACGCAGATCCCGGAACAAAAAAAGGCACCAAAGCCTCTGTATCGTAGGCCTTTAGTGCCTTTTTCTGTTCCCGCTGCAGCACAGTCGGGTATGGTAGCGATCGGGGAGCGTGGGGAGCGACGTCGGATTGGGACGCTGCGGGAAGTGGTGATGTGTTTATCAATATGGAGTGCCTTGAATGTGCAACGACTGGATTGATGAGCTGATGGGTATGTTATCTGGGCGCGAGTTGTCGCTTGATGCAATAAGCTCAGCTCAGGAGCTGAAGTATTCTAACTTCCCGAAGGCTTTATATAAATATCGAAAAGTCAACGAGTATTCGTTGGGTAATCTATCTGATAGTAGTCTTTTTCTGGCTGTGGCGAGCGATTTCAACGACCCTTACGACTCAGCTGTTAATTTTGACCCGCTGTTCGGTGAGACTTATGCAGGTACGCTATTGGGTAGTGCGGATATTACCCTGGAACGGCGAAGCGAGATACTTAATGGCCCCGATCCGCTACGGGCAGCATTGGAAGAAATCCTCCTTGTGTCAGGTCAGGGAATTGAGTCGGCACAGCTAGACGCTATCCAGGAGCTGATGACTGAGCGGCACGAAATAATGAAAGCGGAAATTGTTACCGGTATGAACGAGAGGATCAGGAATTCTTATAAAATATGTTCTCTAACGGAGCGATTGGATTCCCTTCCTTTGTGGGCTCATTATGCTGATAATCATAAAGGGTTTGCTATGGAGTATGATTTTAAAAGTTTAGCTTTTGAAAGTGTAATGAGTCTTATGCTTTGGCCTGTAAGGTATAAGGGTATATTCAACGCTGCAGAAACGCTGAAAGGCATTCGGCCAGGAATGGCTTTTAATAATCTTTTCGCACTCGTCGCCGCCTTGCATAAATCCCCGGATTGGGCCTATGAGCAAGAATGGCGCTTGGTTCTTCCGGATGGTGTGACTGAACCGGCTAGAAATTTTAAAGCACCCTTGACGGCGGTGTATCTTGGTACAAATATTTCTAGTGACAATGAGAAGTTGGTGCGCGATAGGGCAAGTGTTGCCAATGTTCCAGTGTTCAAGATGCGCTTAGTGCCACATCAATTCAAGATGGAGTCAGGGGCTTAGGTCACGCCATAACGACTCTGAGCGCAGAACAAGGTGGGGAATCTGCAGCCGCCGAGCGCCCCACGGTCAAGCTAGTCGTTGTTCATCCGATCCAATTGACGTTCGTATTCTTCGACCTCATCAATGCAGCTTTGGCACATCGCACGTCCGTAGTAGCCTTCAGTTTCTAGCGCGTTTGCGAGCGCCTTGCCCTCAAGCTCTACGTGGCATTCATGAAGCTCTCCAGCAGGGTCTGTGTGGCCGTCGCATTGTCTGCTGAGCCACGTGTGCAAAACATGCTTCTGAGCCCCGGATAAGGTGTCAAACCCCTCCGCAATCGATCGCTTGGCAATGCCCCTTACTTTGGCATCACCGTCAAGGTAACCAACCTTAAGAAGCTGTCTCAAAACCCTATTTTCGTCAGCCACTGCAGCTATCCCAAATGAAGTCGTCCGGACGATATCACTTGAATGGCATTCCATGCACATCTTTAGGGACATTCGCTGACAATTAACATGCATAGGTTGGTACAAAATTGGTACCAAAGAATTTCTTTGCAGGCCTACGCCCCGTATTTCCTGGTCTTCAAGAAAAATACGTCCAATCCATCATCGGTGCAACGCTGAAGCGGCGGGAAGGCTCAGGGCGCGTGATTTGTGGCTTTGAGGCTGATTCTAGGGGCATTCTGATCTACGCAATTTCAATCGTTTTTCCGGGATTTTCATGGCGTTCTGGTGTGACATTGGTGCGATGTACCAACGCCAATAACGCTTGTACCACCGGAAATCATGGTAACGATTAGAGCAAGGAAAAAGGCTGGTTGAACGGTTGTGTTACCCGTCCAAGTCAGCCTTAACAAAAAGGATGTCCTAGTCTACCAAGAAGTCCAGACATTCGTCCGCAAGCAGGCAGCACAGGTCTGGGCAAAGCGACGACAGACCGAGTTGGCCGTGTCTAGTGCTGTCGAGCGAGCCTACCGTGGAGGGCACACGGGCAAGGACATGATTAAGATCGGCAGCGACGTGTGGTGACATCTGCCGGATGAGGCTAGGGCGATTGTGCAAAGCATGTCACGCTTGTTCACGGAGATCTCCCTTACCACACCGATTCAATTTGCACGGCCTAGTCCATGACATACAAGGGGGTTAGCGTGGAGGATCTGCATTTTCATAACCTGCGCGATGAAGATGTGAACAGGTTGTTCCAAACGGCCTGGGTTATCCCGCATGTTTCGAGTGGGCCCGGCCATTGTGACTGACATTCGCTGCGGCGTTACACCCATCTGAGAGGGGGGCGATATGAGGAGTGGAGCCGGTGAGAACGGATCGTCCATGCGTCGGTCAGCGCCACTCGAATTTGTTTTGATGATTCGATGCAACGGAGCTGATTAGCCCAATGGACGGTTAGACCGGCCCGCAGAGACCTTTATCTACTCTTTTATCACCGCTTTGGGTCTATCCGATTGGTAGGGTGGCCGCTTTCAACCCGCTGCGGTCCCTCACCCTCCCCGAAACCCTGCCAAAACCTATTACTAATGTGGCCTACAGGCAGATTGTAGGTGGTCGCAATTAAGCGCAATGAAAAATTCGAAAAACTCTCAGCTAGTGACATCGTGCTCTAGGTCTAAATTGTCGTGCTTCGAGCTGATACTATTTCGGCCAATAATGCTGAGTTTCAAAACTTTCAGAAATATCCAGCGCCAAACTTTAGGAAGCATAGAGTGAAACAGGCGGCGAGCAGGAGTTATCGGCAGAAGCAAGATCCAAACTATACTGATAACAACGCCGACAACTAGACCGACTGGCATCAGAACAATTTTAGTAAGATCTTGAAGGAATTCTAACGCGGAAAAAGACCTCTCATATGTATGGTGTTTCAGTAGCGTATCGGAAATAACGTTAGTCCCAATTGCTCCTGATACGAATGGAAGCATGTAGGCGAATACCAGGTGGTAACGCTCAAGTCGAGACAGTACATTGTGCGACACATAGCCTGAAGATTGCCATTTCTTACATAACTCCAATATATCGAGAAAAGCAATGTGTCCAAAGACACCGATACCAATAAAGCAGATTCCAAGCATAAATACAACTGGGCGTGTAAGGTTAAGGCTAATCAGAAAATTGAATAGCCATAATAAAGGTAGTGCGAGGCATGCTAAGAAAAAAAGTAACATGGATGGAGAAAACAAAATATCAAGATTCATGAGTGTGTGCCTAACAGGGCTCGGAGTGCCATTGCTAATTGTGCATCAGCAGGTGCTGGTTGTTCAAGTATTTACTTGGGGCTGCCACAGCTTGTGGCAAGCCCCGAAAAAAGATTTGCCTCTAGGGCTAACTTTGGGCTTGGGGCATTGCTTAGCTTCCGCATTTTTCGTTGTCGTTTCCTTTCTGGTTGACATACATCGAAGCGCTGCGACTGTGCAAGGCGGGAATCAGACCATATCAAGAGCACTGTAATATAGCGAGAAAAAGCCGTAGCCATTAAGTGGGGCGACTAGTAAAGCCGAGCTTTCCGCGCTCTAGCAAGCAACGAGATAGGGCGCACCCTCCATCACTAGAAAGGCTGATGGTACTGTGGGTGGTGATTAGTCCGAGTTGAGACTCGCTTCAAGCTGGCGATCGTCCTCCGCCATTGGCAACTATAGGACGAAAGCGGTCAGTATCGTGTCAGGGATTAGGGGAATCCGGCCGTCGCCATCCAGCCCATTCAGAGAGCAAGTCAATGGATGCCGATTGTAGGAGGCCATCAACGTTAATTAGCTTCGGTGAGTTTGACTGGGTGGAGGAGCGGACGCTGCTATATGGTTCGCTATAGACGACTGGGAATGACCTTGGGTCGCAGTCCTCGTATCAGCACGCACGTCACCACTCATTCAATTACGCACACTCTTTGCGCGCAGCATCACGCTGCTGGTGCATCTAAACGACTAGATCGGCAATATGTCTGCCTCGGGCGCTCTTCTGGCTCAATTCAAGTCGGTTATAGGTAGCTCGATCTTCCCAGGCAGCACCTTGCGTTGGGATATGAGCCGCATGAGGTGCGTAAAGTAGTCAGCGGATACCCGTCCGAGTGAGATGATCGCCGTACCGTTGTACAACGCCATCAAAACAGAGACTGGGATCACGCCTGCCCCTTCTGTCGACGGCATGTTAGACACCGGTCACCGGGCCCAGCGTCTCGACAACACGCCTGAGGCGGATGGGGATGACCAACTCCATCTCGGCCGGGGCCTGATTCAAGTGACTGGCCGTTTCAGCTATGAAGCTTGTAACGAAGCGCTGTTGGGAAATAGCCGGTTGCTAAATACGCCAGAGCTGCTTGAGCAGCCGGTCTACGTATCGATGTCGGCAGGCTGGTTCTGGCAGAAGGAGGGCCTGAACACCTTAGCCGACAAAAGTGACTTCCTGGCCATCCCTAAACGCATCAACGGCGGTACCAATGGCCTAGAGGATCGAAAGGCCATCTACACGCGAGCGCTTAAGGTGCTCCAGTGAACGGGTGGGCCATCCGTTTGGTGGTTGTCGGGGCGCTGCTGCTCGCCTGTGCGATGGGGCCCGTGCAGCTTGTGTCTGGCAGGCTAACGCAGACAACGCACAGCTCGCCAACCAGGCCGACGACTACGGTCAGCAGTTGGCAGAGAAAGATCGTATCAACGGCCTGGAGCGGGAGAGGGCGGCTGCCGTCGCGTTTGATCGTCTGCTGAACAACAGCAAGCCCGCAGCGCCCTGGAAGCCCGTCGCGGTCTTAGGCACAAATCCACTGGCAGGAGATGCAAGATGCTCGACAAACTCAAGCTCGCCTGCGTGACCGGCTTGCTACAACTGATCTGCGGCTGTCAGTCCTCATTGACTCAGGAGCCGTCGCCCGCTCGGGTTGTGACAATGGGGTGCGAGAACCCGCCGGCACCGGAGGCGTGCTGCCTAGCGCCAAACGCGCCCAACTTGACCAAGCGCATGCTCAACGAATTGTCGCCCATCACCTATGAAGGCGACCGCGGACTGATCGCTTTGCAGGCCTACCAGGCTTACGTCCGCGAAATCACCAATCAGCAAAAGAGGCGAGCGGGGAAGAATGCGTCAACATCCAGCCCGGCCCACCGAACCCGCAGACCCATCCTGCAAGTCTAGCCGGGCCTCTGCCTAGTGTACAAAGCGCGGCGAGCCTAACACTTGTTTATCCATAACAGTTAAGACTTATATACCTATGACCTCTCCAGTCATCCCCTGGATGAGTGGCAAACGCCGCCTAGCCGACCGCTTGATCCCCCTCTTTCCCCCGCACTCGTGGAGGTGCTGAATGATCTCAACGGTGACCTGGTCCCCCTCTACCGTGTTGTGCAGAACCACCTGGTAGAATTCGTGCGCCAGTTCAAATGGGCGCTCAGTTCGCGCCAGATCTTCGAGTGGCAGAAGATGACGCGCCCCAAGACCCTCACCGATAACCAGCGCGCCGCCCGGTTCTTTTACCTGCAGCAGCATGCCTTCGGTGGCAAGGTCACCGGGCAGACGTTCGGTACCGCCACTACAGGGCCGGCCATCAACCTGCTGCGCATCGAGAAGAAGCTGTCCGCCGCGTGGCAGCGCGTTGCCGGCACCTACGTCGAGAACCTGTCCTGGCTCACGTGCGCCGAACGCTATGAACGAGCGCGCCCGTTCTTCTAGATGAACCCGCCTTATTGGCAGACCGCCGGCTGTGGCGTCGATTTCCCCTTTGACGAGTAGGAGCACATGGCCGACTTCATGCGCCGGTGCAAGGGCAAGGTGTTGGTCAGCGTCAATGACCACCCCGGACATCCGGCGCGCCTTCGACGGCTTCCACTTCGAGTGCTTAGATATCCGTTACAGCAACATCAACCAGCGGCAGGCCAAGGCGGAGGTGACCGGCGAGCTGATGATCATGAATCGGCAGCCTTGCTCACTAGGAGGCTTGTTCTGACCGAGGGATTGCAAAAGGTCATGAACCGAACCCCACCTGATCAAGGACAGCTGGCCTGCATTGTGATTGCACTGTGCCACCATCCCAGCAAGGAGCAATACCGATGAAGACCTGCACTATCTATGGCGACATGCAAGCCGACAGCGCCGCCGAGCAGTATCCGACCGTGCCGCTGTGCGACGACTGTGTGGCCGAGGATGCCAAGGCCGGCGAGAATCACCAGATCGTGACCAAGAAAAGCTATGACCCTAGCTATGGGGACACCTGTGACTGGTGCAGCACTACTGCCGAAGAAGAAGCTGCCGCCAAGACCTGATAACACCCTGCCCGCGCCCTGCGCGTAAGTGGTCCTATGTTCAATCGAGGCCCCAGTTCGCCAGAGCTGGGGGGGTCCTTTTGTCCAGGCGGCTCCCAAAACGGCCAAAACGGGCGACCGAAACGGCTAAACTGATTTGAGTGCACTTCACCCCCTCACCATAGGAGAGCCCCCGCGCGCGCCTCACTGGAGAAGATCAAAGCCGCTTACTGCGAGAAAGTGGCGTTTGGCTTGGCGCTCCTGCCGCCACATCTGCATGATGACCTGGCCTTGGTTGAGGCGGGTTTCACCCGTTCCCTCGCCGCCGCGCTGGCCGATGTAAAGCGCAGTCATGAAAACATGGCGTACATGCGCGGGGTGAACCTGGGCAGAGCTTTGGGCACGCTCGACACCGGTTGCTAGCTAGGCCTGATCATGGTGCAGCAGTATCAGAGTTTGCTGGGTGTGCTGGATCAAATGAAGCCGATTGGCGCCGCCGTGTCGCAGGCAACCCAGCGGATTCAGAAATAGGAGAACTATGATGGCGAACGACGAGTTTCTGCATGGCCTGGTGCCGCCGGCGTGTTATCACGGCGGGCTGCGCCAACTCCTGGCCGAGATGGCAAATGCCGGCACGGCGGTCAATCGCCTGATTACCCAGGCCCGCGTCGAAGCCCTGAAGCTGACGAAGGCGCTGGACAGCCCGCGCATCGAGCGCCTCTATCAGCTGGTGATCGACACCGTCACGGCGCGCCTTGACGTGCTGCAGCACGAGGGCGCCGCATGCCCTGATCAGCTGTTGTCATCGATAGACGCGAAAAGGCGCCCAAGCCCTGTGTTCAGAGGCTTGGGCGCCTTTTATCCTTCCACTACACCGCACTTGGTGTCTGATTCATTGTAA